AAGTCTAGTTTAGTTTTTGTGTTGAGTCGGAAGCCTGCAAGAGAGCATGAGCTTCCGGCTTTTATTTTGCTGATATTCAGCATTTTACATACACAATCGAACTTTTTTTATATCTATTAGTAGTCCATATTAGAGAATTAGAACAAATCATAACGTCACTTTTGACGCTATATAATGGTCGAAAAATGGTCGGATTATGGTCGGAAAACATGATACGATCGAAAACAAAATAAAGTATGGCTACATTTTCATTAGTAATTGTCCCAGCTAAAAAACTATCTGACGGGACTCATAAAATAAGAATCAGAGTAGCACACAACTCTGATACAAGATTCATCACAACAGAAATTGTCGTTCGTGAAAACGAATTTAGGAACGGAAAGATAGTTCAACGCCCGGACAAAGATTTCCTCAACATAAAATTGCAGGAATGGTATAACACGTACTTCAAACGCTATATAGAATTAGAGCATGCAGAATCGTTAACTTGCGCCCAATTAGTTAAGATGATAACAAACCCTATTAATGGCGAACGTAATCGCAAATTTGAGGATATCGTTGAAGAATTCCTCTCACAGATCGATGAGGATGATAGAGAAAAAACGCATAAACTTTATAAATTGGCCGCTAAACATTTTATTCGGTTTACTGGTCCAGGTACACTCATGGAACACATAACACCAATCCGGATTAATAACTATCTAACGCATTTAAGGAAGAGCAAACTCTCTCCTACCTCAATCAAAATCTATATTACACTATTGAAAGTGATAATAAACTATGCCATCAAGATGAGATACGTAGAATATAAGGTAGATCCATTTGTCACAGCTTCCATTCCTTCAGCTAAGAAAAGAGACACACATATCACAGTTGAACAACTAAAGATTATTAGAGATATGGTACCTAATCAATATAACGTATCAGTAGTTCGCGACATTTTCATGCTTACTTATTATTTAGCCGGCATGAACTTAGTTGATATGCTGGCTTACGACTTCCGGACCGACATTGTAGATTACATCAGAATCAAGACAAGGAATACTAAAGATGGTGACCGGTTGACTTCGTTTGCGATTCCTGATGAAGCAAAACCTCTCATCAAGAAATATATGAATAAGAATACCGGAAAGCTCGTATTTGGAAAGTATAAAACCTATGTATCCTGTTATAATACACTCACCCGGAAAATGAAAGTTCTGAAAACAGTAGCAGGCGTTACTCACAACTTAACATTATATTCAGCTCGCAAATCATTTGTTCAACATGGCTACGATCTTGGAATACCCCTTAGCACTCTCGAATACTGTATCGGTCAGTCAATGAAAGAAGATCGTCCAATCTTTAATTATGTATCAATCATGAAAAAGCACGCTGATAAAGCAATCAGAGAGATTCTTGATAATCTGAAATAAATTTGTAACTTTGTGGCATCAAGATAACACGGACATAATTCCGATTATTTTGGTTTGACTTGGTGAGGGGGTGGTTCCCCTCACTTTTTTATTTCTACCGAACATTCTATGGTATATTATTTTCTGAAAGAATCACATCGTACAGTTTTTCTAACAAATCACTAGACATATATTCATTTTTGTTTGCCTTTTGAAACAAGACTGGTGGAAAATTTATATATTCCATTCGGGATACAGATTCATCATTTATCCCCTCTTTCAATCGCACATCTTTCAACTCAAGGTTATTGAACAAATCGGCATTCAAGTATAATCTTCGTGTCTTAATTGTTGACAATGAACTAAATGAGTTAAAAAACAATAATACAAGTTCATACTTTGACAGTTGTGCTCGAAATATATTCGAATATTTTAGGGGCGAAGTGAATTCCGAAGTCATTTCCAAAATATAATAAGCATTCCTAAAATATGTACCAAGTTGATTTTTATATGGGGCAAAACAATGATCAGCGGCTTTAGCACAAGCTTCAGCTATGGGCTTGAAATTATTCTGTTCAAAATAGATCTTAATCGCATTTAAACAGAGGTAATCATAAGTGTTTATATGTACAGGATAAATATTAATCTTTCCTTTATGTATTCCAAATTCATGCTCTGAATAAATGTTGTTAATGGCAGCATTCAATTGACCATATATAAACATCCATTGCTCTTTAGACATATTCTGGGGAATAATCCTCCTTACAAATTCCTCTTTGGAGAAATTTTCAGGAATACCTCTTCTTATTTCCAAATAGAAAGTATGGTATAACTCTACATAAATCTGTCGATAAGTTTTTTCTGGTGTACAAAACTCATTGTAAGGAGTTATTTTCCATTCACATTGTTTTTCATCATATACCCAATCTATTCTTTTCACTTGCAAGGCATCCCGATATGAAATAAAAATCCTAAGCAACTCAAAAAAGACAGCTCTATCCTCGCTATTCAAGAATTGCTGTTTATTCTGTCTTAATGTAAATAAAACTCCGACGAATGCTATTAATCCTGCAATCGCTCCTAATAGACTTCCAAACTCACCCCAGTCGGTCTGTTTATCCGCAAACTTACCTTTGGTCTGAATAAAATAGAAAGCTAAAATGACTATTATAATTAATATGAGGATGACAGTTCCCCAAACGAGCCAACCTTTTACATTTCTTTTCATTCTTATCATAAATCAAAATCTAATAAGTTTTAAAACAATATTATCAATTCAAATATAATCATGATTTTGATAAATAAAAAATATTTCCAGAAATAATAGATTCCAAAGGTACTAAAGTTTGTTCCTATTTATCACAGCAAATAATATAAGTGCTCACCAATTATAGTTATACTTGACTTAAAAGAAAAGTGCTCACTTTTTTATATCCTTACCGAACTTTTCAATTATATATTAGTACTATCTTATGTAACCCTTCTTGAGAATTTGTTGATTCGTGTGTTGTTGATTGGAAGGATTACAAAAAAAGGCAGCCTAGTAAGCTGCCTTTAATTCTTTCTATTACCTTTCGGAACCATCCTTAATTTGAGAGAGTGAAGCTTCCAATACCCCCTCAACATTTTCAATTTGAATAACTTCCAAAGAAGGAACATAATTATCGACATCACCAATACCACTTCTACTTATTATTCTTCCTTCAAATTCTTTTCCGCTCTCCAACGTCAATTTCACATCTTTGCTTGGTTGTAGAAAATCTTTGCTCATAATACTTTGAATTTTAAATTAATATTAATATTCCGAACAAAAAATATGCCGGAACACATTTTCTTTGTATTCCGGCACGAAGGCACTTGTTTATACAGCGACAAATATATATATTATTTCCCAAATATTGTATTCTTTGCTATATAATTTTATCTGAAAAATGTATTTTCAATGAAATGGATATTTCTTTCTCAATTTATCCCACAGCCAACTTACAGTTAACAAACCTATAATACAGCAATACACATTATCTTTATGCAAATCCCACCACGAAAGTTCTACTATATTTTCCTTCTGATTTAATATAGCATCAACCTTATTACTCAATGTATCTAACATGTTAGAGAGATGTTGTAGGGTAACAGATACCGTTTCATCAACTTCTGTTCTTTCCTGTTCTTGTTTGGATGCAGTAGTAGTACTTTCCTTCACTACGTGTTGTTTTCCGACAGAATCAGGAGCAGACAAATAAACAGTTTTATTTTCCAACTTTAGATTACTTAGCCGGTCATTTGTTATCTTCGTTTGCCTACTAACATCCGCTCGCAGTGATTGAATAACATTTTGAATGCGATTAAAATCATCAGAGTAGTCAATCCGCTTTTGAGTCTCAATGTTCCGAGACGCCTGGCAAGAAGAACATACAAGACAACAGACTATTACAGCCAGCAGACTAATTATAGCCGTTAGGCACATCTTAGCTAAATCTTTCATGGCCTTACAACTACATTACGTAAAAAGTTACTAAACTCACTCCTCACATCAAAACAAGGACACGCTTTGATATATTCAACAGGTTCTACCTCGCCGCTACCGTCGAGATCAGGTGATGTATCCCGATGCCCTAACAATTCAATGATAGGATACTCCTTACAGAGTTTTGCTACAAGGTCACGCAATGCGTTCTTTTGTGCATCAGTCCGGGTGTCCTTTGCCTTTCCATTCGCATCAAGTCCACCGATGTAGCAGATACCGATACTGTGTTTATTATAACTAATACCGGAAAACCCTTTCGTGTTACAATGCGCTCCGTCAATGGATAATGATCGACCGTTTTCTACGGTACCATCTAAATCTATCACGAAGTTATAACCAATCTGGCTGAACCCTCTTTGTTTGTGCATCAGATCAATATCCTTTGCACGTATGTCCTGTCCGGCTTTCGTTGCCGAACAATGGATGATAATTGAATCAATCGTTTTCATATCTTTTCCTCCTTGTCTAATTCTCCTTCAATTCTGTCGATAATACTCTGCACATGTGCAGGTGTAGCTCGCTTAAATTCAAAACGTATCACATGATAGATGATACGGAATCCTTTGTTTTTAGGATATGCAATAATCAGATTTTTGAACGCATTCTGAAGATACACATAAGAGAACACATACGTTATAGTCTTGATTACCAATAATGAGTTCTCACCGTCTCCTATCAAGGTCATAAAGGAAAAAACCACTTCAATGATTACAAGATAGAGAACAAGTTCAACCAAGGCATTTTTAAACTTGCCCCATTTGAAGTTTTTACAACGTATAATCGAAACACCATCAGCCCTCATTCCACACCAAATATTAAACCCGAACATTATAACTAATGCTATAAGGAAACCTTTAGTCGGTGTTAAATAAGCAAGAAGAGAGCTGAACATCGAAACGAAAATAATTCGTATCTGGTCTACATTAAATAGCTCATATAACCATTTCATAATATTAATCATAAAGTTAAAGCTATCAATATAGAAAACACAGTAATCAGCCCTGGCAATAAGACAGTAGCTAATGCGTCAAGCCAGTCAAAGACAAATCCACACTTCTTCTGAATGTACTCAACAATTATCGCAGCAATGGCAGTTGTCGTTAAAGAGACAATAGCAGATTTGCAGAAACCAATGTTTAATAGAAAAAAACAGAAGGCAAGCATCACAACAAAGACGAACACTCCAGCTTTTACATGCGCTGGCCGGTTAGACTGTAAAATCCAATCATACAATACTTTTATACCC